CCTTGAACCGGCCCCGGTGCTTCTTGCTCATGCGTCCTCCTCAAAGCGCTTCACGATCTGGCGTTGCGCCTCCCAATCCACCGGCAGCGGGTTGCGCTGGAACCAGATCAGGTTCATCCGGCGAGGCTGCCGCCCGGCCATCAGCAGTTCGAGGATGTCGGGCGCGAGCAGGCTCAGGCGCATCAGTTCGTTGGTGACCGATGGGTGTAAGCCTTCGGCCCGGGCGATCTCCGAGCCACTCTTCATCTCGCCGGTGTCCACGAGGTGCTGCCAGTAGAAACCGCGTGCCACCCCCTCCAGCAACGTCACATCGTGAACATGGCGGTCGTCGGCGGCCACGCGCCGCGCGCCCCGGCGGCGGAATGTCAGTGGCACGAAGGTTTCCAGTGTGTCGTTCATCAGGCTTCGACCTCCACCAGTTCCGCGCCGATGCCCCTTGGGGCGAACTCGCCGATCAGGGCGTCCCAGCCCAGTTCCCGCCACTTCACCTTGATGCCCTGAACCTCGCCGATGTGGACGAGGTCGATGCGCTCGATCATCAGGTTGGCGATGCGGTGGCGCTCGACCGGGAACAGTTGATCCCACACGTCGTTGAGCCGTCCCATCGCCATCACCGTGGTGGCTTCATCGACTTGTCCGCCATTGCGCTGGATATGACGCACCACCGATGCGATGGATTCCGGGCTGGTCAGCACGGTGCGGATCTGGGCCACCACCGCCGCCTCAATCTCCGGCGCGGGCAGGCGCTCGTAGCTCTTGCCCGGCGCTCCGAATCGGCTTTCCGACTTGGATACGTAGTAGTGGTACTTGCGCCCGTTCTTGCGCGAGTAGGTCGGGTACATCCGTTCGCCCGACGGGGCATACAGCAGGCCGCGCAGCAAAGCGTCGGTGCGCGAACGGATCTTGGTTTCCACCGACCGGGCGTGCCCATCCCTGGCCAGCACCGCGTGAACCTTGTCCCAAAGTTCCAGTTCGATGATCGGCGGGTGCGCGCCGGGGTACCAGTTCCCCTTGTGCGACAACTCCCCCAGGTAGATGCGGTTGCGCAGCAGCTTGTGCAGGTACTTCTTGTCAATGCGCGTGCCGCTGCGGGTCTGGCCCTCCTGCGTCGTCCAGGCCTTGGTTGTGATGCCGTCGGCTGTCAGATTGACGGCGATCTGGGTTGGAGAACCAATGGTCAGCATCTCCTCGAAGATGCGACGCACCACTGTCGCCTCGGCCTCGTTGATGATCAACAGGCGGTTGTCGACGTCGTAACCCAGGGGCGGGACGCCACCCATCCACATCCCCTTGCGCTTGGCGGCGGCGATCTTGTCGCGGATGCGCTCGCCGGTGACCTCGCGCTCAAACTGGGCGAAGGACAGCAGGACGTTGAGCATCAACCGACCCATCGAAGTGGTGGTGTTGAACTGCTGGGTGACCGACACAAAGGACACCCCGTGGCGTTCGAACACTTCGACCATCTTGGAGAAATCGGCCAAGCTGCGCGTCAGGCGGTCGATCTTGTAGACCACCACGATGTCGATCTGGCCGCGCTCGATATCCGCCATCAGGCGTTTCAGCCCGGGCCGTTCCGTGTTGCCTCCGGAGAAGCCGGGGTCATCGTAGTCGTCGGCCACCGGAATCCAACCCTCGGATCGCTGGCTGGCAACGTAGGCGTGGCCCGCCTCCTTCTGCGCGTCGATGGAGTTGAACTCCTGGTCAAGCCGTTCATCCGAGGACACCCGGCAGTAGACGGCGCAGCGCTTGCGGGCCTTGGTGCTGGCAATCTCGCTCATCGCGCACCTCCCTTGCTCAGGCCAAAGAACAGCGGCCCCGACCAGTGCGCGCCCGTGATGTGGCGGGCCACCGCCGTCAGGCTCTTGAAGTTGCGCCCCTGGTACTCAAACAGCCCCTCGGCGGTGACTGTCACCCGATGTTCGCGCTCGCCCCATTCGCGCAGCAGGATCGTGCCCGGCGCGAAATCGAACTCGCGCGGCTTGGCCCGCAACTTGATCTTGGAGTGTTTCGCGCCGATGGCTTCCAGACGCTGCTTGGTCTCGGGCGCAAGGCCACCGAAGGCTTCCTCCTGCAGCTTGTAGGCGAGACGGGACTCGACGTGCGTGCGGTTGGGGTAGTCCGGGCGGCGCGGGAAATACCGATCCCACACCGTCCAGAGCTCGGACATCGGCAGGCAGGCCAGTTCCGCGATCCGTGCCGCGACGGATGCTTGTTTCTCGTTCATCACAACTTCTCCTCTTGATAGGGGGTTGTATGAACGCGCTGGTCGGGCAGGAAGCCAAGGCCAACTGCTCTCTGTTTTGGCTCATCCGCGACGAGGGTCCGGACGATGGCGGCCGCAAGGATGGCGGCGATTTCGCCAGCACGGGCGCTGGCGCTCATCTCCGAGGGAGATGCGAGTTCGAGGTTCTTCATGACGGCTCCGAGGAATTGCAACCGTCAGGGATAGTGAGCCTGATCTTCCGAAGCGGATGGCAACGCAGGGTAATCGTGCCCGCCAGCCATGAATCCATTGCGCGTTAACGAAACAGTTGACAGGGTGCCTCTTGGCCTCTACCATCTGCCGTTAACTAATCACGCAATCAGGTCACAACCATGCCCTTTGGAGCATTCATCCGCAAGAAGCGCGAAGAGAAAGGCATTCAGATGAATGACTTTGCGCGCCAGCTGGAGATATCACCCGCCTACTGGTCGCGCATCGAGCGCGACATGGAAAAACCGCCCAAGGACGAGCTGATCCGTAAGGCGGCCGAGATCCTTGGTATCAGCGCCGACGACGCTTTCGTCGAGGCCAGTCGTCTGCCGCCCGACATCCGCGATGATGTTGGCAGCCTGGTTCGGATGTACCGCCGGAACGTGACGGAGAAGAAGTGAATGGCGGTACTGACTCTCGACTACCGTTGCTGCGACCGGAAGCGCCCCCTGTACATCAAGCATATTGAGGTCGAACGCATCGCCGCGACCGCGCGCCAGCAACTGGTCGCGGACAGCATCGATGCCGTTTCTTTCGACGCGCTGCGGCAGATCTCCGGCATGAAGATCAACGGCATTGACTTCGCGCTGGAGGTCAGCACCGACTACGCCGTGCATGACGAGCAAGGCAACCACGTCTTCGGCGTCTGTGAATTCGACCCCGCTATGCCCGACGCTGCGATGGTGTCCATCTCGCCCGTGGGTGAGAGTCTCAGCGAACTGCTGGCCCTCAGCACCTTGGCCCACGAGCTGGGCCACGCCGTGTTCGACGCCCCCGGCTGGGTTGTTCAGGGCAGTAAGGGCCCCGGATTGTTCGATGACATCGAACCGACGATGCAACGCGCCTACCGCACCACGACGCCGGACAGCGACCACCTGTCCAAGTCACTATCTGCGAAGCCAACGACGGAAGAACACTTCGCCGAACTGCGCGCCAACGAGTTCATGGGCTCCTTGCTGGTGCCTCGCCAACGCATCATCGCCGCCGTCGAAGAGCTTGCGCTCCAGCACGACATCACCATCCATCGCCATCCTTCAACCGATCCCGACCACCCCGGCACGGCCCTGCGCATCAAGGCGAACGGCGACCTGGGAGTCTTGGAGATGGATCGCTTCGAGAAAGCCTTGGCGACGCGCTTCGGTGTCAATCCACGGTTCATCCAAGTACGTCTGAACCGATATGGCCTGACCACTCAGGAGGCCACGATGCGCTGACCAGGATCTACCGCCTGTGGAGCCGACCTCGCGTCGGCGTTTTTTGAATCATCGGATTAACCGTTCGCGCAATCGCGCACTTTGTCAAAGGAACTTGCCTATGCCAGCTGACCAAGCCTCAACAACAAAGAAAAGCACCAAGTTGGCGACGAGCCAGCCTGCAGCAAAACGTGCGCGTGAGCATCGATCCGATGAGGGCGCAAACATCCTGCCGAACGCAGAGAACTTCGTCAGCCTCGTGCGCAAGGTCGCGCGCCCCGGGCTGCTGGTGGATCTGCTCGAACGCGCCAGCGCGACGGCACTGCCGGAGTTGAAGGCATTGGCAGAAGCGGCCAAGGGCAAGTTGCCAGTCGAGTCGCGTCAGGCGTTCTTTCATGCGGTCGGCAAATTGGCAGGAACCGCTCAGTACAGCATCGAGTGTGCCGCTGAGCGAGTGATGCTCCTTGACGATGACTACGGGGCCCAGGCGGTCTTGTCCCTGCTTAACGAAGAGCGTGCCGACGATGCTGCCGTGCTGGCTGCGCCCAGCGACCGCTACAGCCGCGCCTTGTATCTGCACCTCTTGCAGGACTTTCCGGCGCAAGGCGCCCGCCGCGACGAACGCTTCGATCAGGCTGAGCATCTGCAAGTGATGCATCGTCAGTGGAAAAGCGACCACTACTCCAGCCACTACCTGGGCCCCAAGGGCGTCGTGCCGAAGACTGGGGTCGACGTTCAAGAGGTGTTGCGCACACGCATTGCCGAACTGTTCCCGAAGGTGCCGAAGGATCAAATCCTGATCGAGCAATTCACGCGCCGCGATCTGTCATGCGAACAGGGTGATGACGATGATTGCGAAGCCGGTCAGTCGGCGCTGTTGCACACGCTGACGGCGACCTTCAATGGCAAGACGGCCACGTTCCAGCAAGTGGCGAACGGGCATGTCGTCGACCACGAGGAACCCGCTGCGATGTCGGCCCGCTTCTCGTGGGAGCCGGAGACTGGCTCGCTCAGCGTGTTCTGTGAAGAACGGGAGGCGCGCCGCGAGCTGGCCACCGTCTTCCGTGATGTCGCGCTGGCGCATGAAGGCCAGATCGAGGACATGCCCATGCGGCAGTTCGACCTGCTCGGCTTTGCGACCTCCAAGATGCTCGACCGCCTCAAACGTGACCGGGTCGCAGGCATCGACGATATCTCGATCCTGCAGATCACGGTGGCCAAGCCGTTCGAGCAGACCTCAGAGTACGGCGGACGTGATGTGGTGCGGCAACTCTCCAGCAAGATGCAAATCACCCGCGACCGGCGCGACGGCCGCAACATCTATCAGGTTGCTTATGAGGATTACTGCGCCGAAGACCTGAGCCAGTACGCGCTCGTGCAGGTGAAGTTGGTCATGAGGATGTCCAAGACGCCGCACCGCAAGGCGCACAACGTCGCGGTCCAGATCACCGCACCGAACGGGCTGAACGACAAGAGCAGGACGGACGATGACCGCAAGCGCGTGCAGGAACAGCTCATCAAGATCGGCGTGCTGAGCCAGTTCTGAGGAGGACGCCGATGACGTCGCCGTATTTGAGCTTCTTCCTCGCGCTAGACAACCTTCCACGGCTCGATGCATCAGTGCTGGCTGACAGGCTCGGGCGCGACTACCAGCAGTTTCTTCAGAGGCGCTGGGTCGTGCCCGCAGGCCATCTCACCCATGTGATGGTGCCGTTTCTCGATTCTGAACAGGAAGTCGAAATCGATGTCGATGAGGACGCCGGTCGCTACAGCTACTGCAGTCCGCTGAACGGCAGAACCATCGTCCAACCGCTGGCGGGGATTGCCCTCTATTCCATCCAGATGGATTGCTGGCTCGCAGATCTGGCGGCGCTGATCGGCATTGAGGAGCGGCGACGCTCTAGCCAGATCTGCCGGACACCGAATCACCTGTGGCACCTCGGTGAGCAGCGAATCGTTGGCACGCACGATTTCGCACCTGTGTTCGTTGCCCGAGCATGGTCACGCGCGCCGCAGGACAAGATCACCGCAGTCCTTGCCGACACCGTGTGGCCGCGTGGTGGCGTTGTTCTGTGCCCAAGGCGAACCAATGCCTCGCTGCCACGTGACCACACGCTGCGCGGCTTCGATGAGTTCGTCCGCTTGACCGATGGCGCAGATGCGTTCGACACCGATGCCTTTGATCGTGTCCTGCGAGGCTACGCAACCAACGTGGGTGAGCCGGAACCGGTGCAGTTCTTCAATGGCAAGCGGCTCAAGCTCCCGCACATGGCGTCGTCCATCGAACTCACTGAAGCGCGCGCCAAGATCATCAAGCTGATGTGGGGGACCGAAGGAAGTGCCCCGCCCGTGATGTCGTGGAAAGAGGTGAATGGTTCCGTCACCGTCAACACCGGCTTCCAATCCTTCGACGATGCCTTCGGCGACAAAGTAGCGCGTGAGGAGGTGATTGAGCTGGTTTCGCGCGGGAAATACCGGGTGAGGCGCAACACATAAACGCACCCATAAATCGAACCAGACACGGCCCATAAACCCGTGCGGAGACTGCGATGTGCCCATTTCATACAGGAGGCACATCGAAATGCAAACTCACTTCACCAACGCAACATCTGGCCTGATCCCGGCCAAACCCGGTGCGCCACAGCGCATCGCCCTTGACGAAAACGAGCTGGCCATCCGCTGGGGGCTTTCCGTCAAGACCCTGCGCCGCTGGCGGCAGGAACAACTCGGCCCGGTTTTCTGCAAGCTCGGTGCCCGCGTCACCTACCTGATCTCCGAGGTCGAAGCCTTCGAGCGTCGCGTTTCGCGGCACTCGACCTTCACTCGTGCATACCAGTGAGGAGAGCGGCCATGAGCGATCTGACCATCTTTCCCGCCGACCTCGCTGCCATGAGCACCGCCCAGTTGGTGGCGCTGCCGATCACCGATTTCGTCGCTGCCGAGCGCAATGTAGACGAGGCCACTGCTTACCTCAAGCAGCTGCGTGCCAAGCTGGATGCCGCCAAGCTCCAGCGCTACGGCGAGCAGGCCCGTAGCGCGCTGCGGGATTCCGGCCGCGACTTCGGAACCGCCCACGTCAGCGACGGTGCGCTGCACGTGAAGTACGAGCTCCCCAAAAAGGTGACCTGGAGCCAGACCATCCTCAAGGAGATGGCCGAGCGTATTGCCGCCTCAGGCGACAAGGTCGAGGACTACATCGACATCAAGTTGTCGGTGTCCGAGTCCCGCTACACCAACTGGCCCACGGCGCTGCAGGAGCAATTTGCGGCTGCGCGCACTGTCGAGGAAGGCAAGCCGAGCATCACCCTGACGCTCGATGGGGGTGCCGCATGAAGAAGCTCCCCATCGTGTCCGCAATCGAGCGGATGGCCGAGCGCAAGGGCGTGAAGCTGCTGATGCTGGGCAAGTCCGGCATCGGCAAAACCACGCGGCTCAAGGACCTCGACCCGGCCACCACGCTGTTCCTCGACATCGAGGCCGGTGACTTGGCGGTGGCCGACTGGCCGGGCGACACCATCCGTCCGGCTTCGTGGCCGGAGAGCCGCGACTTCTTCGTGTTCCTCGCGGGCCCGGACAAGTCGCTGCCGCCTGAGAGCGCCTTCTCGCAGGCTCATTACGACCACGTCATCGAAAAGTTTGGTGATCCGACACAGCTCGAGCGCTACCAGACCTTCTTCCTCGACTCGATCACGCAGCTGTCCCGCCAGTGCTTCGCGTGGTGCAAGACGCAGCCGGGTGCCGTCAGCGACCGCTCGGGTAAGCCTGACCTGCGCGCGGCCTATGGCCTGCTCGGCCAGGAAATGATCAGCGCATTGACCCACTTGCAGCACGCACGCGGCAAGAACGTGGTGTTCGTGGCGATCCTCGACGAGCGGCTCGATGACTACAACCGCAAGGTGTTCGTCCCGCAGATCGAAGGCAGCAAAACCAGCCTGGAGCTGCCCGGCATCGTCGACGAGGTTGTGACGCTGGCCGAGATCAAGGCCGAGGACGGCAGCACCTACCGCGCCTTCGTCACCCACACCGTCAATCCCTACGGCTTTCCGGCCAAAGACCGCAGCGGTCGCCTCGACCTGCTGGAGCCGCCGCATCTCGGCGCGCTGATCGCCAAGTGCGCAGGCGCTTCCGCCGTGCCTGCCAGCGCCGCCACCTCCGCACACATCGAATCTCAGGAGTAATCGCAATGACCGCATGGAATGACTTCAACGACGCCGACGCCCAGCAATCCGGCTTTGATCTGATCCCCAAGGGCACCGTTGTCCCGGTGCGCATGACCCTCAAGCCCGGTGGCTATGACGACCCGTCGCAGGGCTGGGCCGGCGGCTACGCCACCGAATCTTTCGAGACCGGCTCGATCTACCTTGCCGCCGAATTCGTGGTCACCGCTGGTGACCACGCCAAACGCAAGATGTGGTCGAACATTGGCCTGCACTCCAAGAAGGGGCCGACCTGGGGCCAGATGGGGCGCAGCTTCATTCGCGCGGCGCTCAACAGCGCCCGCAACGTTCATCCGCAGGACAACAGCCCACAGGCTTCTTCTGCGCGCCGCATCCAGGGCTTCCATGAACTGGATGGCCTGGAGTTCCTCGCCCGCGTCGACATCGAGAAGGACGGCAAGGGCCAGGACCGCAACGTGGTCAAAGTGGCGGTCGAACCCGATCACCCCGACTACGCCAAGTTGATGGGTGTGCCGACCAAGGCTTCGGGCGGCGGATCTTCCGGGGCTCCGGCGCAGGCAGCACCCGCGTACCAAGCACCGGCTCCGCAACGCGCACCCGTGACGGGCAAACCGGCGTGGGCGCAGTGAGGGAGGTGGCCATGAACGCATCCATCCTCACTGCCAGCCACTACGGCGTCGTGCATTTCGGCGATCTCGACTGCGAGGCGGTCGTGCTCACCACCGGCGAGCGCGGCTACGTCCGCAAGGAACTGGCCAAGCTCCTCGGTTTTCACGAATCGCACAAGGGTGGCCGTTTCGCCCGTTTTCTGGCCGACATTGCACCTAACTCATTGTCTCTATTGGAAAAATCATCCGGGCCGATTTTGCTGCCATCGGGACGCCAGACCCAGTTCTTCCCTGCAGGCATCATCGCGGACGTGGCCACCTCCGTGGTGGACGCAGCCATTGCAGGCACGCTGCACCGCGCACGCCAGGGCATCGTCGGTAACTGCCTGACGATCATGCGCGCTCTTGCCACCACTGGCGAGGTCGCGCTGATCGACGAGGCCACTGGCTACCAGCACCACCGCGCACCGGATGCGCTGCAGGAGCTGATCTCCAAGTTGCTGCGCCAGTCCTGCGCATCGTGGGAGCGCCGCTTCCATCCGGACTACTACCGCGCCATCTATCGGTTGTTCGGCTGGAAGTACCAGGGCCACGACCAGAACCCTCCGCACGTCGTCGGCCAGATCACGCTGCGCTGGGTCTACGGGCCGGTGCTGCCAGAAGACTTGCTGGGCGAGATCCGCAATCGCAAGGGCATCTCGCAGAAGCACCACCAGTGGCTGTCCGATCAGGGACTTGCGCATCTGGAATCGCAGATTCACGCCGTCACGGCGATTGCGCGCAGCTCGATGAGCTACCCCGACTTCAAGCGCCGCTGCGAAGCCGCTTTCGCTGGTGCTGCCCTGCAGTTGGGCCTGCTGCTCGATGAACTCGAGGAGGGGGCGTGAAATGCTGGGCCTGCAAACGACAGGCCCGGGGCTACGGCCACACCGACAACCGCCACGGTGTGGGCGATCCCCGGCGCTATCCCATCGACTGGGTGTTCTGCTCGCGTCGCTGCCAGGACGCATTTCACGCGCTGTACGGCAACTGGCAGCGGGCCAAGGAAGGTCGCATCGACAAGACGGAGGTCGCCATGATTGATCCGTCTGATGTCGAACTGGCCGCAATGCGTCATTGCCTCAAGGCCTTCGGCGAGGCAGCGGGCGAGATCGGCTTCACCAAGCCGCTGGGCGATTACTCCGAAGCCGAGGCCCTGCGGGTGATCGACGCCATCGTCACTTGCTGGTCGGACGCAATGGTCGCGCACCACGAGTCCAGCAAGTTTCCGCCCGTTCGGGGCTTGCCGCCCACGCCCGATCCGCTGGCACCCAATGCCGCCAATCCGTTCGCGGATCTGGAGGACGACCTGCCTTGGGAAGAACCGAAGGGGAAGAAGCCATGATGGACTTCAATTCCTCATCGAGCATCGCGGGCCAGGTCTCCGCCCTGGTCGACGCCGGTTTGCAGCAGGCCCGCGCCCGCCAGTCTGAGCGCCAGTACCTCGGGGCCTCGCGCCTTGGGGTGGCCTGCGAGCGTGCGCTGCAGTTTGAGTACGCCAAGGCTCCCATCGACCACGGGCGGGACACCCCGGGCCGGATGCTGCGCATCTTCGAGCGTGGCCATGTCATGGAGGACTGCATGGTCGCGTGGCTGCGGGACGCGGGTTTTGACTTGCGCACCCGAAAGGCCGACGGCGAGCAGTTCGGCTTTTCGGTGGCCGATGGTCGCCTGCAGGGACACGTCGACGGCGTCGTCGTTGGAGGCCCCGAGGGCTTCGCCTATCCCGCGCTATGGGAGTGCAAGTGCCTGGGCAACAAGTCCTGGAGCGACCTGGAGAAAAAGGGCTTGGCCATCTCCAAGCCCATCTACGCCGCGCAAGTGGCGATTTACCAAGCCTATCTCGAACTGCACGAGCACCCGGCGATCTTCACGGCGCTCAACGCCGACACGATGGGGATCTACACCGAGCTCGTGCCCTTTGACGCGGCGCTGGCCCAACGCATGTCGGATCGGGCAGTGAAGGTCATCACGGCGACCGAGGCTGGCGAGCTTCTGCCACGCGCCTTCGTTGACCCGACCCACTTCGAATGCCGGATGTGTGCGTGGCAAGACCGCTGCTGGAGGACAACATGAGCAACGACACGCAATTCATCGGTGGGGTCGAACCGATGATCGACGCCAAGCAGGCCGCTGCCGCACTGCGACTGCCGTACTACTGGTTCGCTGATCCGCAGATGCGCAGCAAATACAAGATTCCCCACTACCTGATGGGCGGTCTGGTGCGCTATCGACCATCAGAACTGTCCGCGTGGGCCGCGCGCAGCACCGCCGCGCAGGGGCGCAACGGAGACGCCGATGTTGAGGAGGCCGAATGACGCTCGACTTCAACGACATCGCGCCACTGCCCGACCCCACCCGCCGCAGCCTCGGCGATGCCGAACGCGAAGAACTGCGTGCCGAACTGCTCGCGCGTCTTGAATCCGTTCTGATCACCTTGTTCCCGGCGGGCAAGAAGCGCCGTGGCAAGTTCCTGATCGGCGACGTGCTGGGTAGTCCAGGCGACAGCCTCGAGGTGGTGCTCGATGGCGAGAAGGCTGGACTGTGGACAGATCGCGCCACCGGCGACGGTGGCGACATCTATGCACTGATTGCGGCGCACCTCGGCATCGACGTGCCGGGCGACTTCCCGCGCGTGCTCGACGCCGCCGCCGATCTGATCGGACGCTCGCGTTCCGCACCAGTACGCAAGGCCAACAAGAAGGACGTGCCGGTCGACGAACTCGGCCCCGCCACCGCGAAGTGGGACTATCTCGACGCCCAAGGCCATCTCATCGCCGTCGTCTACCGCTACGACCCGCCCGGACAGAAGAAGCAGTTCCGGCCCTGGGATGCGAAGCGGCGCAAGATGGCACCGCCCGACCCGCGTCCGCTCTACAACCAGTCAGGAATGACCAGTACCGCGCAGGTGGTGCTGGTCGAAGGCGAGAAGTGCGCGCAGGCCCTGATCGACGCGGGCATCGTGGCCACCACGGCGATGCACGGCGCGAACGCTCCGGTTGAAAAGACCGACTGGTCGCCGCTGTCTGGAAAGGCCGTGCTGATCTGGCCCGACCGCGACAAGCCGGGCTGGGAGTACGCCACGCAGGCGGCACAGGCCATCTTGTCGGCGGGGGCCAAATCCTGCCACGTCCTCTATCCGCCCGAAGAGGCTGCAGAGGGCTGGGACGTGGCCGATGCCATCGCCGAGGGCTTTGATGTCGCCACCTTCCTCACCCACGGGCCGCGCCTTCAGATGCACGACGTGGCCGATGACGTTGATCCAGTCGTCAGCAGCGACGAGTCCGTCTGGGGTACGGAGGACGCGCTGGCGCTGTCCTTCACGCGCCGCTACCACCGCGACTGGCGCTACGTGGCTGGCTGGGGCAAGTGGCTGGTGTGGGACGGGCAACGCTGGCGCACCGAGGACACGCTGGCGGCCACGGACTTGATCCGCAGCGTCTGCCGCCAGACGGCTGTGCGCGCCGACAACCCCAAGGTCGCCGCCAAATTGGCCAGCGCAGGAACGGTCGGCGGTGTGGAGCGCCTGGCGCGCGCTGATCGCAGGCACGCGGCCACCACCGACGAATGGGATGCAGATCCGTGGCTTCTCAACACGCCGGGCGGTGTGGTCGATCTCAAGACAGGCCGGATGCGCACGCACGAGCGCGCCGACCGGATGACCAAGATCACCACAGCCACGCCCAGTGGCGACTGCCCGACCTGGAGGCAGTTCATCGATGAGGTCACGGGTGGCGACCAGGAACTTCAGTCCTACCTGCAACGGATGGTCGGTTACGCGCTGACCGGGTCGACGCAAGAGCACGCGCTGTTTTTCCTGTACGGCACAGGCGCGAACGGCAAGTCGGTGTTCGTCAACACGCTGGCCACCATCCTGCGTGATTACGCGACCAACGCGCCGATGGACACGTTCATGGAAACGCGCACCGACCGGCACCCGACCGATATGGCGGGACTGCGCGGCGCGCGCTTCGTGGCGGCCATCGAAACTGAACAGGGCAAACGCTGGGCCGAGTCCAAGCTCAAGAACCTCACCGGTGGCGACAAGATCTCGGCGCGCTTCATGCGCCAGGACTTCTTCGAGTTCTTCCCGCAGTTCAAGTTGTTCGTGGCGGGCAACCACAAGCCCGCCATTCGCAATATCGACGAGGCGATGAAACGCAGGCTGCACCTGATCCCTTTCACGATCACCGTGCCGCCCGAGCGCCGCGACAAGAACCTGCAACAGAAGCTCTTGGCCGAACGTGACGGCATCCTCGCGTGGGCCGTGCAGGGCTGTCTCGACTGGCAGCGCCACGGACGACTCTCTCCACCGCAGCGCGTGGTGGACGCCACCGAGGAATATTTCGAAGCCGAGGACGCCTTGGGTCGCTGGCTCGATGAGCGCTGCGTGCGCGAGCCCAACGCCAAGTCATTGACCGCCGAGTTGTTCAACGACTGGAAGCAGTGGGCTGAAGCCTCTGGCGAGTTTGTCGGCGCACAACGCCGCTTTTCCGATCTGCTCATCACGCGTGGGTTGGACAAATGGCGCAACGGGATGGGCGTGCGCGGGTTTCAGGGTATTGGCCTCAAGCATCCGCCGACCCCTGCCTACACCCCCTACGCGGACAACTGACCCCTATGAAAACCAAGCAGTCTGACGCAGCTGACGCAGTTTGTCGTAACCCCTACGCGTGCGCGTGTGCGCGCGCCTCATGGAGAGTTTCGTCACGAAGTGTCAGCTGCGTCAGATCTGCACCGGATAAGGACTGACACCATGATCACAACCATCCTCGCCCTTGATCTGGGCACTACCACCGGTTGGGCGCTGCGCGGCAGCGACGGCCACATCACCAGCGGTTCCGAGAGATTCCGGCCGCAGCGCTTCGAAGGCGGCGGAATGCGCTTCCTGCGCTTCAAACGCTGGCTCAGCGAGATCAAGCAATCCTGCGACGGCATCGACTGTTTGCACTTCGAAGAGGTGCGTCGCCACGTCTCGACCGACGCTGCGCACGCCTACGGCGGTTTCCTTGCCACGCTCACGGCGTGGTGTGAGCACCACCAGATCCCGTACCAAGGCGTGCCTGTCGGCACGATCAAGAAGCACGCCACGGGCAAAGGCAACGCTGGGAAGGAAGATGTCATCGCCTCCGTCACCGCGCGCGGGCACGCGCCGGTCGACGACAACGAGGCCGATGCCCTGGCGCTGCTGCACTGGGCCATCCAGCATCACGACGATGGCCAGGAGGTGTGAAATGAAAGTTCCCACACCCCAGTACCGCTGCCCCCTCGGGCGACTGCAACCCCAGGCCACCGATCTGGACGCCATCAAGGAACGTGGCTGGCGGGATCAGCACATCCTGGTGGTCAACGCATCCGATGAACGTCTGGACTTTATCGAGCGAGAGATCGTGCGCCGCATTGGCGAACGCTTGTACGGAGGGGCTCGTCATGGCTGAGTGGACGATTGAGGATGTGGCGGCCCGCTTCGAGGAGGCCGCCAGCACCGGACGACGCCTGCCCCCTGTGCGTGTGCAGGGCTACTTCAACACATGGCCCGTCATCGTGCGCAAGGAGTGGGAGACGTTCGCAGCCGATGAGCACGTCTACCGACCATTCCCACCCACCCCCGATGCCATCGACCGAATGCTGGAGACGATGCGCTGGGTGCAATGGCTGGAGATCGAGCAGCGCCATCTGGTGTGGATGCGCGCTAAGCGCTATGGCTGGCGAGACATCACGATCCGCTTTGCCTGCGACCGCACGACGGCGTGGCGTCGCTGGCAGCGGGCGCTGGAGATCGTGGCCGAGAAGCTCAACAGCGAAGACATCCGTGCGCCTTCCAAAATCGTAGGCCAAGCAGGGTAATGCTTGCCGCGTTTGTCCTTCGTTTCCTGCGTTTGTCCCTTTTGACGCTCGCCGAGGCCGCAACAAATCACCCCGGTCGGGGGTAGTATTTCAGCTATCTTCTGGACAGCGGTGACAGTTCGGCGAGCGGCCCGAGGCAACAGGGGTCCTTCCTTCCCGAATTGCCATGCGGGGGGCGCGAGCGCGACGCTTTTTTAGCGTCAGGTCGCGGACAAGGTTACCAGTCGGCCAGGTTACCGGCTCCGGTTACCACCCCCAGGCGCAGTTACCGCCCCACCAGAATCTTCATTCAACCAACCCGCCCGGCTGCAACGCTCGGCGGGTTTTGCTTTTGGGATTCCCACTTTGAACACGCTCAACGTCGAGTACCGCAAGGTCGAGGCGCTGATTCCCTACGCCCGCAATCCGCGCACGCACGCCGAAAGCCAGATCGCCAAGATCGCGGCCAGCATCGTCGAGTACGGCTGGACGAATCCGATCCTGGTCGACGGCGACAACGGCATCATCGCCGGGCACGGGCGTTTGGCCGCTGCGCGCAAGCTCGGCCTGGATCAGGTGCCGGTGATCGAACTGGCCCACCTGACTGTCGCGCAAAAGCGGGCACTGGTGATTGCCGACAACCGACTGGCACTGGATGCAGGCTGGGACGAAGAGATGCTGGCCTTGGAGCTGGCCGAGTTGTCCGACGCGGGATACGACCTCGCTCTGACCGGCTTCGAGGAAGCCGAGATCGAGGCACTGCTCACCGGCGCGGTGGCCGTCGCGGATGATGAATCAGAGTCTGAAGCCGACGAGTCTGACGCGGCCGACGACGTGCCGGAAGTACCCGTCATGGCGGTATCCCGCCCCGGCGATGTCTGGGCGATTGGCCCGCACCGCCTGATCTGTGGTGACGCCACCGACCGGGACGTGGTCGCAGCGCTGATGCAAGGCGATGCCGCGCGGCTGTGCTTCACATCGCCGCCCTACGGCAACCAGCGCGACTACACCTCTGGCGGCATCGCCGACTGGGACGGCCTGATGCGCGGCGTGTTCGCGCACCTGCCGATGGCAGGCGACGGTCAGGTGCTGGTCAACCTGGGCCTCATCCACCGCGATAACGAAGTGATCCCGTACTGGGACGCTTGGCTGGGTTGGATGCGCCAGCAGGGCTGGCGGCGCTTTGCGTGGTACGTCTGGGATCAGGGGCCGGGGATGCCCGGCGACTGGGCAGGCCGCTTCGCGCCGAGCTTCGAGTTCGTCTTTCACTTCAACCGGGAGAGCCGTAAGCCGAACAAGATCGTCCCCTGCAAGCACGCAGGCCAGGAATCCCACCTGCGCGCCGACGGGTCGTCCACCGCGATGCGCGGCAAGGATGGCGAGGTGGGCGGCTGGACGCACAAGGGGCTGCCG